AGGATGAGGGACAGATCCTGAAGCTCGAAGAGGTCGTAGTCCCTCAGGGTGGTTCCGTCGGGGATCTCGTTGGCTCCTGAGTAGACGGACGCCATGTGCTTGAGGGCCTGCTCTCTTCGCTGCTTGTCGGTCAGCTTCGATTTGGGCTTCCGGCGTTTACGTGCCATTTGCCTCGATTTCCTTTAACGTGAGTTTTCTCCCGTTGTGGCTCATGGTGCGGGGTTTATACCATGGCAAGCAAGGGATGGCAAGCATTTTGTGGCACTTGCCATCCCCTGAAGCCTAGGAAACGGCGTTGTCGATGAGCTTCTTCAGGTGGGCGTCGGCCAACACCTTCTTGGCCGTCTCGTCCCTGGGAATGCGAACGCCGCAGTCGGTGAGTTCACCGCTGGTCTTGATGCTGGCCTCGCGCTGCTCCTTCCGGAGCTTGTCGGCAAGGTCTTGGACCTTGAAGATGAGTTCCCGGATCGGGGGGTCGGTGATGAGGGAGGCGATGTAGGTGGCGTCGTAGTAGCCTCCATGGCCGTAGGGTCGGAGGGTCATCTTGATCTCGGGGAAGAGGGCCTTCATCTGGGACTCGTAGCGGCTGGCTGCCTTGTCGTGGGCTTTCTTGAAGGTGATGCCGATGGACTTGATCTTGTGGAAGCGGGGCTGCTTCTCCAACTCGTCGTACATGGCTTCCACGGACTTGGCGGCTCTGGCGACGGCGATCTTCACGGCCTCGCGTCTCTTGCCTCGGAGGCCCTTGACGAGTCGCCTGTACTCGTAGGACCCCTCGTTGAAGGCGTAGACGCAACGGTAACCCGCCAAGACCGTCTTCTTGGCGGGGGGCTTCTTCTTCTGGGGCATGTGGCTTCTCCTTTCCCCTAGTGGATTCCGGCCTCCTTGAGGAGAGCCTCGTTGAGGCGGTAGTCCTCGGCCTCATTGAAGTTGGGTGGCGGGGTGTTGCCGTGGCGAGCCTCGTGCTCCTCGGCGAAGTCCATGACGGGGCGCAGTCCGTAGCGAGCGACCACGGCGAAGTAGACCAGAGCGTCCCTGAGGCGGATGGGACGGCTGTCCTCGACCCGGCTCTTGGTCTTGGCGAACCGGGTTTCGAGGATCTGGCCGCAGTAGCAGGTGGCGAGGCCACCGCAGCGGCAGGGTTCGTAGTGCATCAGTCTCCCTCCTTGCTCATCCTCATGAGCTTGGCCTCGATGTTGGTGAGGCGCTGGCGGATGTTCCTGTTCTCGGCCTTGAGGTTGTCGATCTGCTCTTGGAGGGGGCGACACATGGTGGCCAGAGTGTCCAACATCTCGGTGAAATCCCCGGCGGTCATCGGTGCTTGATCCAGTCGATGAGGCCGGTCAGGAAGTCCTTGTCCTGGTAGCGGCCAGCGTCGAGGGCCTGCTCGTAGAGGCTGGTGAGTTGGTCACTCAGGGTCTGGGTGGTGCGGGGCAGGGCGCTGAGGTCCTCCAGATCCTCCAAGTCCTCGGAGATTAGGTCTTCCACGAGGTCGTCCTTGTCGCACTCGGGGCAGACAAGGTCGGTTGAGCAGTTGGGGCACTCGGCGTCCACGTCCCCCTCGTATTCGAGGCGGTAGGTCACTTGGGCACCTCCTTGTTGAGCCACCGCTGGACGGCGACGGCAAGGGCGGAGCCGATGTTGCTGTGGCCGTTGGAGCGCAGGAGAGCAAGCGGGATGTGCTCGCTCTTGAGGCCCATGGGGTCGAAGGTCAGGGGAGTGGGTTCGGCTCCCTCGATCTCGCAGCCGCAGGAGGTGCAGAGGATGATCCAGTGGTCGGGGTGCTCGGGGTCGCGGTCGTCGTAGAGCCTGGGGCTTGGGGAAGCGCAGGAGCAGAAGGGGAAGCACGGCCCGGAGTGGGGCTCGTGGCCGCACTCGGGGCAAGGTGGCTTTGGGTGGTGGGCTGGACCGTTCTCCGGGTTGTTTCCGGGGTAGTGCAGCCGCTTGGGGTTGAGGATCATGCCACACCAGCAATGGACTTTGTGGTTGGCCATTGGGGCTCCTTTCTGGCAGAGAGTGGGTGCCGGGTCCAGTCCCCCAACCCAAGCCATTACGCTTTCTCTGGGAGCCTTAGGGTGATTGCCAGTCTGGAACCCGGCGGTCGGCACCCCGGCGACGAACCGGCGGCGTGGTTTCCCCGAACTGGCCGTTACGTGATGGGGCTCTGGGGACTGGGTGCGCGGAGTGGCAGTGGGGTAGAATCTAGTTGAGATGGGCACTGGGAATGGGCACGACCCAGAGTGGTTGAGGCTGCTCAAGAGCAAGTACGCGCGTGTAGTGCCGAGCAGGGTTAAGAAGTTCTTCGTGGCTTATGCGTCTGAGACCGCGCTCGACCCTACGAAGGCAGCGAGGCTAATTGGATATGCTCATCCGAACACGCAAGGGCCGAGGCTCATCAAGAAGTTCCCTGATGTAGCTGAGGCGTGCGCTGAAGCCTGGAGGGAGGCGTGCGGCGTTAAGCCAGATGAGTTGCTCATGCATCTGGCCGAGGTCATTAGGGACAAGGACCATAAGGACAGAATGAAGGCGATCGAGCTTAACGCCAAGGTCCACGGAATGCTAACCGAGAGGACCATCTTCGAACTGGATCGAACAAAACTCCTGACCCAGATCGACCAGCGAATCGCCCAACTGTTGCAGGCACGGGCCTTGGACACTGGCCAAGAGCTTCCTCCCTTGCTGCCTGAAGACACCAAGGACTGAGTAGCTTTACGGAATCACTAATTATCGGAGGCCCCAACATCTGGGTCTCACTCAGTAGCCAAATCCACGCGACTCCCAGTGGGGGGTGCGCTCCCTCTAGAACCTGCTCCTGGAGCCCTCTTCAGCCCATCTTCTATGTATAGGCGCGGCGGGGAAACCATCCCGCCCATTCGTCGATGGGCCATGCACCGCTTCAATCTGCTCGTGCCCCAGGCTGCGAGGACGCGGTTCCCCGGCCTGGACGAGCGACTGACCGCAGTCGCTACGCTGGCGGCGATCGAGATCGACCTCGCCGCTGACCCCGACTTCGCTTACCACGCCCCGACGATGGACCCCCACGAGGACATCGGCTGCAAGCCGGTCCCCGACGTGGACTATCGTCGGTTGCTGGACTCGGACCTCGTGTTCGAGGACGACTAGGACCCCGTGAGAGCCCGCGCCCCGCTACAGGGGCGCGGGTAGCATCACGGGCGGGAGAGACGGCACCCGCGTTGCCGTCACCTGTCGTTCGCGGCATGTGGCCCCGTGTGACCGCGACGGACGTTGATGAACGGGGCTCGGGCGGGGTGGGGAAACCACTCCGCCCATTCGTCGTTAGAGTGCCGGGGCCACAACCTCCGGCCCCGGCGAGGAGGTTAGCATGGCGCTACTGCCCAAGCCGGAACCCGTGAAGGCGAGCAAGCCTCGCGGGAAGTCGAAGACCAGCGACGGCGCGAAGGTGATCCACGAGGGCACCGTCGAGCCGATCGCGGGCTGGGTCGTCAAGTTCCTCATCGTCGAGGACAAGGCGAAGGCTAGCCCCCGGAACCCGGACGGTCGTTTCTTCGTCCTGCCGGGTCCCGGAGTCGGCGCTCCGGAGAAGCGGGCCTGCCACAGGCTGCTGCTCTACCGCGCGCTCGCCGACACGGTCTACGGCGACTGACGCACACTGGCCCGCCCCCGCCCGGGGGCGGGCCTTTTTTTTGTCTCACCCCCCGGCCCCTGGAACCGGAGTCACAGACTCCGAGTAAATTGCTACTACTCCACGCAACCACAGCATTCTGAAAAACATGCTTGCCATAACGGCAAGCACGCCCTATAATCTCCTCATGACGCCTGGGGCTCGACAATGAATGACCAGCGCCCCCTCTACGAGGGCTTCCATCTCCTGGTCTACCCTTCCAACAACGACGTGGAGTCCTGCCCCGACTACCGTCAGTTCCAGTTCGACCTCGCCTGCTTCCTCCTGGTCTACCCTTCCAACAACGACGTGGAGTCCTGGACCGAACTCGGCTCCACAACCGCCGACGCCATCTGGCGGGCCATCTCCGCCTGGGACTTCCAGGAGTCCTGGAAATGAAGTGGACCCAGAACCTCTCCGTGCCCCGCACCTTCCACGCCTCCATCGCCATGTCCGAGCACCTGGAGAAGATCCAGCCCTTCCTCCACCTCCACACCCTCGTTCTCGGGCAGGCTGGCAAGGCACCCGCCAACTCCCACCTGGGGCAGACCATCGACGGTCGCCTCTGGGACGCCCTCGGCGAGTTCACCAACACCCACGGCTTCAACCTCATGATCAACGGATGAGCGAAGAAGACCTCTACTACGCTGGCCCCGACCAGCCCGCCGACTGGCCCTTCGTGAACGTCTCCTACATCCTCGTGGGATCCGAGTCCGAGGTCCTCACGGGGGTGTCTCTCGCCTCCAAGATGTGCATGATCGTCGACCACTTCGTCACCGACCTCGTGGAGAAGGGACTCCTTGCCGACTATCAGCCCGAGTGAAGCCTACCGCTTGACCGGCGAAGTCATCACCCTCGGATCCGGTCGCCCGAGCATCATGATCCAGATCATCTGGATGTCAGGGATCGGAGCATCTAGAATGCCGGGCGAAGTAGCCAATCCCGTCGTCAAGGTCTTCCACGAAGTCGCAGACGACTTTGTCCCTCTCATTGAGGAGTACCGTGTTCGAGAAGCATATGGCCGGGTCACCTAGCCCTAGCGGACTGGACATCCTCGGGGAGGACTACCTCCTCGACCGTCCCTACACCCAGGCGTTCTTCCTGTGCTTCGGGGAACTCCTTCCCCAGAACCCCAGGAAGACCCCCTTCTACTACGGCCCCATCCAGCAGTTCGAGGCCAGGATGAGGACCGCGAAACTCGTCCCCCCGGCTCCCGCTGTCATGGGCACCTTCGGGCTGATGGAGAAGATCACCGGATGAACCCGACACCCAAGAACATCCAGGTCCTCCTTGCCCATCTCGCCATCGCGCAGCCCATGCTGTGGCTGCCCAACCAGGACCGGTTCGGGAACTCCCTTCCTACCTGGGATGGCTACAGGTTCACCGAGGAGGACAAGTCCATGGCCTTCGGCATCGGGTGGCTCCTCTCCGGGCTCCCCGGCGGGGGAGAGATCCGCCACGGCGAGTACTCCTACGAAGAGGAGCCCCACTTCGCCATCGAGACTTCTCAGTTCGCCTGGACGATCTGCCTCCGGGCAGCCGCTCTCCTCCGGGCCATCCACGAGGAGGACAACTGGACAATCTGAACCAGAAACGCTGCCGCTACTGTGGTCGGCGCATCCGCCCCGAGCGCCGATCGAGGACGGACATCTGCTCCATCTGCGACCGGATGTCCAAGGCGTGGAAAGACAGGAAGGAAGCCCGGAAGGGACTCAGACCCTATGGTAGGTGAGTTCGCCAACCTCTCCGACGTGCTGAAGCAGGTCTACTCCGCCAAGATGTTCACCGACATGGTGAACAAGGAGTCTGCCTTCCGAGACATGTTGGCGAAGGCCCATTGGGGTTCGGTGCTGTCTCCAGAGATGATCTCCGTCCAGCTTGCCGCCCTCCTCGGCGAGGTCCCCATCGACTGCGACGAGCACGAGTGGGACGAGTGGGATCCCGAGATCCTCACCTGGGTGTCCGATGTCTGGGACAACAACAGGTGGAGGTACCTTGAGGAGTGGAGGGATGGTACGCTAGAGTCCAAGCATGAAGCCCGCAGTTCCGCCGCTGGAAAGGCTCATCGACGATCCCGGGGCTCGCGCCAAGCTCACCATCCCCCAACTCAACGAACTCCTCTCAAAGCTCAACAGCCTCGCCGTCGGCCTCGGGGCCGCTCCCGATCTACCATCTAGCCCCGCCGAGTTCGCGGTCCAGTTCTCTCATGGCGTGTGGAAGCACGCCATGCACCTGGACTACATCTCCCAGAAGCTGGTGGAACTGGAGAAGCGCAACGTCCGCAGGATCCTCGTCTCCCTCGGTCCCCGCCACGGCAAGTCCCTCCTGATTGACACCTACCTCCCGGCGTGGTGGCTCGCTCGCCACCCAAGGGACAAGGTGATCCTCGTCGGCTACAACGAGACGTTCGCCCGCCAATGGGGGGCTGACTGCCGCGACCTCGTCATCGAGTACGGCGACAACCTCAACCTTCGCGTCCACCCTGACCGGACAGCCGCCAACGACTGGTCACTCACCAGCGGCGGAGGCATGATCTGCGTCGGCTACGGCGGCTCCCTCATGGGTAAGGGCGCTGATCTGATGGTCCTCGACGACGTGGTCAAGAGCGCCGAGGAAGCAGACTCCCAGGTCTACCGGGACAAGATGTGGGAGTGGTTCCAGTCCTCCGCGCTCACCCGTCTCCAGCCGAACGGCTGCATCGTCGGGGTCATGACGAGGTGGCATCAGGATGACCTCTTCGGACGCATCATCGACAACTACGGCGACCAGTGGGAGATCATCAACATCCCCTCCCTCGCCGAAGAGAACGACGTGCTCGGACGAGCCCCCGGAGATCCCCTCTGGCCCGAGTTCCACACCGACGACCCCACCTACGAGATCCGCAAGAACAGCATGTCTCCATACTGGTGGTCCGCGCTGCACCAGGGTCGTCCAACGCCAGAAGGTGGAGGACTGCTGAAGAGGGACTGGTGGAAGTACTACTACTCCCTCCCCGAGGCTCCGGATCAGTGGATCCAGACCTGGGATCTGGCCCTGAAGGACAAGGAGGAGAACGACTACTCCGTGGGGCAGGTCTGGGCCAGGAAGGGGGCTGACATCTTCCTGGTGGCCCAGGTGCGCGACCACTTCAACATGGGCCAGGTCATCTGGCACATGAAGAACTTCACCACCAAGTACCCCCAGGCGCTGGCCAAGCTGGTCGAGGACACGGCCATGGGGCCTGCCCTCAAGAGCACCCTCACTCACGAAGTACCTGGCATCATCCCCGTACCCGTGAAGAACACCGCCAAGCGGTCCCGCGTCGAGGCGATCGTTCCCCTCGTCCAGGCTGGGAACGTCTGGCTTCCCCAGAACGACGACAACACCAAGGCCCGCTGGGTCTGGGAGTTCGTCGAGGAGTGCGCCCAGTTCCCCAAGGCTGCCTACGACGACCAGGTGGATGCCTTCACGCAGGGCGCTGCGTACCTCCAACCCGAGGGCTGGCGGGATCTCCGCCGTGCCGCACGCGAAGTGACACCTCCACCTCCTGTTGCTTCAGAGGTTCGCTCCAAGGATTTCAGGAAGTGGCTCAAGAAGGGGCGCAGGCAGGCCGCGCAACGCTGGGCACACAACCAGACCAGAGGCTCGGTCATGCGGAAGCAAGCCCCACGCTGGTGATTCATGAATCTTCTCGTCTACGTCGGGAAGAGGAAGCACTGGGCCATCGCCCAATCGAACTGGAACTACTTCCTCGGCAACAAGGTGCAGTTCCACGGCGTCTCCCACATCGTCAAGGCCGTTGGTCGTGAGGGATTCCAACCAGTCGTCCACCTGAAGAAGGCGTGAAATTACCCCAAGGGCTTGACAGCCATGCTCTTGGGGAATACCCTCCGGAATGAGAGTGGCCCCCGGAGATCTTGGCTCCTTCTTCGGGGAAGGCGGTCCTGGGGCGGGGAGTAGCAGAGGCTCCCCGCCCCGCTTTCTCTCGCCCTTCGGGTCCAAAGGGCAAGCAGGCAGTGCGGGGTCTTGCCGGTTCTTTCCCCGAGTCCACTGCTCGATCGAGAACCGGCTTCACCTCCCAAGCAGTTTGGTACACTAGAACCACCATGTGGTTCTCGAAAACCCGTGCGCTCCAAGACCTTGTCGCAACCCTCCGTGCCGAGAACTCGGACCTTCGAGCGCAGGTCCGCTTCCTCACCCAGACAGCCCACGATCGTGAGACCAAGCTGATCGACCGGATCCTTGCCGTGACTCACCCGGCTGTCCACCGCGAGATCCATCCACTTCCACCTCGTCCTATTGCTCCACCGCCTGGAAACGGAGAGCAACAGCGAGTGTGGCAACCTGGCGTGGGGATGACTCCCCCGCCTGCACCGCGTCCTGTCGTAGCTGGGACGGCCACACCGCCGCCCGAGCCAGAAGAGAAGGCAGAACCGGAAGATGCCGCTTAACGGTGCGACGGTAGACAAGAACACCCTCTTCAGATTCCCCACCATCGACGCCGATGAGGACTACATCATCGGCTTCCGTGACCGCTACTTCCAGCGGTTCTCGCAGTACCGCAACCGACACCTCACGCGCATCGCCCTGGGGCTCTACTACGAACTCGGCAAGCAGTGGATCGAGCGCGACTGGGAGGACACCTTCGAAGGTGTCCGCAGCTTCGCCTTCAAGGAGATGCAGCCCACCTCGGAGATCGAGCTTCCCAAGCCGGTCACCAACCGCATCTCTCCCGCCGTCGACATCGAGTTCGCCACGCTCTCCAAGCGCCAGTGGAAGCCCAAGGTCGTCACCGGCACTCGTGATCCCCGTGCCCAGGCTGCGACGAAGGTCGCCAACGATGTCCTGAACGATCGCCTGGAGAAGCTCCATTGGGCCGACAAGAGAGACCGCTTCATCCGCAACGTCATCATCTTCGGAACCGGGATCATGAAGTCGTTCTGGAACGAATCCTGGTCCGAGCTAGCCTGGGTGGCTGTCGATGCCCTCCGGTGCTCGTCCTGCGGTGCTCTCTACTCCGAGCCGTACACGAAGGAAGGAACACCGATCACGGTCTGTGTCGCCTGCGGCGGTCCCTTGGAGCAGCAGGACCTCACGGAGGAGGAATCTCTCCAGAAGGACATCTTCGCTCGTCCGCTCGGGCGCACCGTCCCCAAGGGTGGTACTGACATCGAGGTCATCTCCCCCTTCGAGTACTACCCACAGAACGGTGGGGTCGGCTACAACAACCTCTCCGCCGTCATGCACGGCATCTGCAAGGTGCGCTCCCTCGACTGGATCGAGGAGCACTACCCGGATCTCATCGACCAGGTCGAGCCCGAGTCCCCCGAGGAACTCATGCGCTTCCACCCGTTCCTCGGCGAGTGGGACATGATCGGGCGCTTCGACTACGGCATGGACGCTGGCATCTACGATCACCATGCCCAGGTGTACGAACTCATTCACTACCCCTCCTTCCGCCACCCCGAAGGCAGGAAGCTGGTCCTCATCGGCAACCGTCAGTCGCTGATCGCAGAGAACACCGTTCTCATGCAGCGCATCGAGGACCAGAGGGGTGTGGCCGAGGTCCCCTCGGTGATGATCACCTCAGCAGTCTGGAAGGAGCGCGAGGGGGAGTTCTGGGGCAAGGGACTCCCCGACGACCTGATCTCGCCGCAGAACCGAATCAACGGGATGGACGCGCAGACGATCGAGGCTCGTGAGCGCATGGGCTCACCGAACCTCTTGATCCCGGACGATGCCGACCTCGATGGTCCGGAGTTCAACGCTGCCTACGGCCTCGGGAAGCTCTTCCGCTACCGCGTCTCCCCGCTCAACCCCCAGGCCAAGCCGGAGGTCTTCGGCTCCATCCTCATGCCTCAGGGGGTCTACAACGAGAGACAAGCCTGCATTGATGACATGACGGCGATCGTCGGTCCCGCCGACATTGAGGTGGGCGAAGCGCCGCGAAACGTCACTACCACGTCCGGGCTACAGATCCTGGGTGAGCAGGCTGAACGGAAGAGGGCAACCCGCGAGCGTGGGATTGTGTCCTCACTCGAAGCAACCTGGGAACACCAGTTGAAGCTCCTGTGGGTCAACCGTGTGGATCCAGATACCTACGAAGCCGCCAATCCCGATGGTGGCTGGGAGATCAAGCAGTACGATCGGGAAGCCATCGCGGGCCAGACCAAGGTCAAGGTCGAGAAGCAGGCGTACGTCGACCAGTCGGTCATCATGAGGGAGGCCACCCGCGAGGCACTGACAGACCGACTCTACGACATCACTTCCCCGCTGGCCCGCAAGCGGGTGCTGGAGAACATGGGGCTCCCCACCGACATCAATGAGGACTCCTCGCTCCAGATCGACAAGGCCAAGCAGCAGTGGGTGGACTTCGTGGACGAAGGGAGGATCCCCATCATCGACCCCTCCATCGACAACCACCAGATCAGGTTCCAGACCCTTGGCACCATGCTCCTCCAGGATGAGGGGAAGCAGATGGCCCGCGCCGCCTGTTGGGATCAGATCCTCCCCCTCATCGCTGGTTGGGAGGAGGAACTGGCCAGGATGGAAGCGGTCGACAGGCGCACCCGTGACTTCTACGGTGGTGAGCCCCCTCCGGACCAGGCCCAGGAGATGTACGCCCAGGCCATGATCCAGTACAAGGACCAGATGCAGCGGTACGAGGCGGCGTCCGCAGTGGCGATGGACGCGGCTGGGCCTCAAGGGGACAACCCCGATGCTGCTGCTCAGATCCCGCCTCCTCCTCAAGAGCCCCCCGCTCCAATCTTCATGCCTCGCCAGATGGAGGTCAGAATCCTCGGCGTCTGGAATCAGATGATCGAGAAGCACACTCTTCAGCAGCAGCAGCCTGGACTCCAGGGTATCGTCATGCAGAAGGCAGCCCAGACCATGGAGGATCCGGCGCTTGTGGCGCAGCGTGTGGAGGAGTGGCTGAAGTTCCGCGCCGTCGTGGACGGCTACCGGCTGATGTCCCAGAAGGAGATGATGGGTCCGCCTGGAGCGGCCCCGCCAGCGCCCGGGTCTACCCCAGGCACTCCTGCGGAGGGAGGACCCTGATGGCCACGAAGAGCAACCCGAAGTCGCTGCCCGTGGTGAAGAACTTCGGGCGCAGGAACTACGGCACGACCGTGGGCCAGCAGGTTGTAGGGCTCGCCGATCTGGAAGAGGACGACCACGAACTGGGGGTGCGCCCCTCCCCACCCATGGGTGGACGCAGGCGCAAGAGGAAGAGAGGGCGAGATGGTCGACGGAAGGAATGACAATCGGGCTGATCAGAATCGTGTGGCCAACATGCCCACGGCCAACGATCAGGGTGCGGCGCTCACAGGGGGAAGAACAGCCAACCCGAGGGTCGCGCAGGTCCAGCGGCGTCGGCGGTTCCGGCGGCGTGCAGGACGCGGCGGCGGAATGGAGCGTGGCCAGGCGTAGGAGATCGCCAT